AGCCCCTTCCTGCCGCAGTACCCGCAGGGCGAGTTCGCGGGGTTCCTGAAAGCCATGTTGCGCGGTGTCGCTGCCGGCATGGGTGTCAGCTACAACGCGCTCGCGCAGGACCTCGAGGGCGTGAGCTTCAGCAGCATCCGCTCCGGCACGCTCGAAGAGCGCGAGCACTGGAAAGAGCTGCAGCAGTGGCTGATCGAATCGCTGGTGCAGCCGGTGTTCGAAGCCTGGCTGGAAGTCGCGCTGCTCGCCGGGCGCGTCAAGACGCAAGGCGGCGGCACGCTGAAGGCCGAGCGCCTCGAGAAGTACCGCAACGTGGAATGGCAGCCGCGCCGCTGGGCATGGGTCGACCCACGCGCCGATGTCGATGCCGCAACGACCAGCATGAAGAGCCTGTTGGTACCGCCGTCGACGCTGATCCGCGAGCAAGGCCGCGACCCGAGCACCGTCTACCGCGAGATCGCCGCCGACATCGAGGCGATGCGCGCGGCCGGCATCCCTGAAGAAATGATCCTGACGTCGATGGGTCAAACCATCGTGCAGCCGCAGGCCCCGAACAACCCGGAGGAATCGCCGTGAAGGTGACGCCGCAGCAGATCAACGAGCGCGGCCTGCAGAGCCGCCTGATGGAAGTGAAAGCGTCCGACGCCGAGGCGCGCACCGTCGAGCTGGCCTTCAGCTCCGAGCTCGAGTGCGAGCGCTGGTGGGGCGTCGAGGTGCTTTCGCACGAGGCCGGCGACATCCGCATGGAGCGCATGAAGAATGGTGCGGCGCTGCTGGTCGACCACAACTGGAGCGACCAGGTGGGCGTCGTGGAATCGGTGACCGTTGGCGACGACCGGGTGGGCCGGGCGGTGGTGCGCTTTGGCAAGAGCGCTCGGGCCAGCGAGATCCTGCAGGACGTGGTCGACGGCATCCGTCGCCACGTGTCGGTCGGCTACATGGTGCACGCCACCAAGCTGATCGAAGAGCGGAAGGACGGCACCGACGTCTACCGCGTGACCGACTGGGAACCCTACGAAATCAGCATCGTCGCCGTGCCGGCCGACCCCACGGTGGGCGTGGGCCGCGCGCAGGAAATGCTGCCAATGGTGGGCTTGCCCAGTGAAAAGAAGACTGCCCCCAATCCCGAGGAGACCCGCTCCATGAGCGACACGAACACTCCGGCCGCATCGGCCACCCCGGCCCAGGCCCACATCGAGCTGGTCAACGCCGAGCGCGGCCGCGCCCGCGCCATCGCCGAGATGGGCGAGAAGTACAAGGCCAGCGAGCTCGCCGCCCGCGCCATCGCCGAGGGCAAGTCCGTCGAGGACTTCCAGCGCGCGGTGCTCGACAAGCTCGAAGAGCGCAGCACCAAGCCGCTCTCCGAGCAGGTGCGTGCCGCCGGCGGCCAGATCGGCCTCACCGATTCGGAAGTGCGCGACTTCAGCTTCACGCGCTTGATCCGCGCCGCACTCGACCCGTCGGACAAGGCCGCGCAGCGCGATGCGGGCTTCGAGCTCGAGGCCTGCGCCGCCGCTGCTGAGAAGTCGGGCAAGCAGACGCGTGGCATGGTCATCCCCATCGACGTGCTCTGCGCTCCGATGGTGCGTAACGTGATGACCTCGGGCACCACCGGCACGCCGGCCGGCGCCACGGGCGGCCTCACCATCGCCAAGGAACTGCAGGCGCAGTCCTTCGTCGATCTGCTGCGCAACCGCGCGGTGCTGATGCGCCGCGCGCGCACCCTCGGCGGCCTGGTGGGCAACATCGACATCCCGCGCCAGACCGCCGGTGCCACCGCCGCGTGGATCGGCGAGGATGGCGATGCGCCAGTGCGCACGCAGACGATCGACCAGATCGCGCTTTCGCCGAAGACGCTGGCCGCGCACACCGAGATCACCCGCCGCCTGATCATGCAGAGCTCGATCGACGTCGAGTCGATGGTGCGCTCCGACCTGGCAACCGCCGTGGCTCTCGAGATCGACCGCGCCGGCTTCTACGGCTCGGGCACGGCCAACCAGCCGCGCGGCATCGCGAACTACGTCGGCATCAACGCCGTGGACTTCGGCGGCACCGGTGCCGGCGACCCGGGCGGCGCGAACAACAGCATGCCGACGTTCGCCGAGCTCGTGCAGATGGAAACCGAGATTGCCGCCGACAACGCCGACGTCGCGTCGATGGCCTACATCTTCAACGCCCGCATGCGCGGTCACTTGAAAGTGACGCCGCGCTTCGGCACCGGCACCGAGTCGACCATCTGGGAGCCGGGCAACACGGTGAACGGCTACTCGACCGAGGTCACGAACCAGCTGGCCGACCGCGACGTGTTCTTCGGCAACTTCAGCGACCTGCTCGTGGGCATGTGGGGCGGCATCGAGATCAACGTCGACCCGTACACCCACAGCCTCAAGGGCCGCATCCGCATCGTCACGTTCCAGGACGTCGACTTCGTGCTGCGGCGCGTCGAGTCGTTCTGCTACGGCCGCGACAACGGCTGATGAGCTGGTAAGGCAACCGTCAAGAAATCCTTGACGGTTGAAGCGAAGGGCCGCCCCGGTGGCGGCCCTTTCCACTACAGGGAGCCTCCCATGTCCGATTCGAAGATCCAGCTTCGCTGCACCTCGGCGTTCACCTTCGGCGGCGGCATCGTCCGCCCGGGCGAGGTGGTCGAGCTCACCCGCGCCGAGGCGGCGAACCTGCTGCACCGCGGCCGTGTCGAGCTGGTTGACGCCGCGGATGCCGTGGCGTCCGCGCCCGCCGCACCCGACCAGCCGCGCAAGAAGCCCGGCCGCAAGCCAAAAGCGAAAGACACCGCGCCCAACGCTGCCGCCAACGACGCCGACGGCGAATCTGACGACGACGGCGAATCTGACGACGGCAGCGAATCTGACGACGGCAACGCGTGATGCCCGCGCCGGCGTGGGAAGACCTCGGCGCGTTCCTGCAGTTGCAGGACTTCGCCGTGGCTGCCCAGCACCGGCCCGGCGGCAACGGCGCGCCGCGCAGCGTCGTCGGCATCTTCGATGATCCCGTCGACGCCGCTGCACTGGCCAGCGGCCGCGGCGCGCGGCGTCGAGGCGAGTTCGAGATCGAAACCGCCGTGCCGAAGTTCCAGATGAAGGCCGCCGACGCCGCGGCCATCCAGCGCCTCGACACGCTCACGGTCGATGGCCGCGTGTGGGACGTGCTGGCCGTCGACACCGACGGCACGGGCATGGCCACCGTGCAGCTCGGCGCTCGCCATGATTGAGCTGCGGCCCGCGCTGATCGGGCTGGACCGCATCGCCGGCCAGCTCGACGCCACGCCCGCGCAGGTGGACCGCGCGCTGCGCATCACCGTCAATCGGATGGCCGGGTGGGTGCGACGCAAGTCAGCGACGGCCCTGTCGAGCGAGCTGAAGGTGGCGCTCGACGTGTTGCGCTACCGCATGAAGACCCTGCGCGGCGGCGGTGCCGGCTCACGCAAGGCGAAGCTGTGGTTCGGCCTGAACCCGCTGGCGCTCAAGTACCTCGAGCCTCGTGCCGTCGCCAAGGGCGTCAAGGCCGGGCCGCTGTACGTCAAGGGCGCTTTCCTGGCGAAAGGGCAGGTGTTCAAGCGCCGTGGTTCGGGGCGATTGCCCATCGACCAAGTGGTGTACCCCATCCGGCAGAAAGCAGACAAGGTGCTCGAGGGCGTCATCGACTCGGCCGACTTCGAGCGCCGCTTTCTCGACACCTTCGAACGTGAGCTCAACCGCATATGGAACCGGGCCTCGACCTGAAAGACCTCCACGACGCGATCGTCGCCGCCATCGCCGGGCAGTTCCCGGCGTTGCAGACGGTCGAGGCGTATCGCGAGGAAACCGAGCGCACGCAGCTTCCCACGCCTGCCTGCCTGGTCGAGCTGTTCGAGCTCGAGGTCTCGGCCGCCGATGACCCGGGCACCGAGCAGCTCGCGCTGATGGCGCGCTTTGAGGCGCGGCTGGTGCTGGGCTATCGGGAGATGGCCGCGAAGATCGAAGTACGCCGGCTGGCCGCCGCGCTCGCGCAATTCGTGCTTCGCCAGCGCTGGGGCCTCGGCCCGAACGTCGGCCCGGCAGAGATCCTCGGCTGCTACCCGGACGACTTCGACCCGCGGCTCGACCAGTACGAAGTGATGCGCGTGGAGTGGCAGCAGCTGGTGCGCATCGGCACCGACGTGTGGAGCGGCGAAGGCGTGCCGGTCGAGAACGTGCGCTACGCTTGGGCGCCGCGCATCGGTCCTCCCTTCGTCGACGAGTACCGGCCGCTGGCCGGCCCGGCGCCGCGGGTCGAGTAGGGCCAGCGCATGGGCGGATTCTGGTCGGCCGAGACGGCTCGGCAAATGGGCAACCTCATCCAGCTCGGGCGCGTCACCGCGCTCGATGCTGCAGCCGCGCGCGTTCGCGTCGAGATCGGCGGCAACACGACCGGATGGATTCCCTGGCTTACGGGCGCTGCCGGCGACGACTCGCGCTGGTCGGCGCCCGAGCCGGGCGAGCAGGTGGTGGTGCTGGCGCCGTCGGGCGATACCGCGCAGGGCATCGTGCTGCGCGGCGTGTACTCGAGCGCCAAGCCCGCTCCCGCGAACACGCCCGAAAAGACGCGGCTCACGTTCAAGGGTGGCGCATGGGTCGAGCTCGACCGGCAGGCCAAGGTGCTCGAGGTCAACATCCCGGCCGGCGGCCCGGGCATCCGGCTGGTGTGCGGCAGTAGCGTGCTCGAGGTGAAGGACGGCGAGGTGGTGATCACCGCCGACCTGCTGCGCATCGTCGCGGCCAACACCACCAGCACCGGCCAGATCGACGCCGCGGGCGAAGTGTTCGCCGGCGGCGCGAATGTTGGCCTGGCGAGCCACAAGCACACTGGCATCGCCTCCGGCCCGTCGCAGTCGGGCGGCCCGGTGCCGTAGGCGGGAAGCCCTGCCAATGGGCGCGCGGGCTGCACGCCGCGAGCATCGCCGCATGATCGGCATTGCGGCCACCACCGGGAAGCGACTGGGCGGGCTTGACCACCTGCGCCAGTCGATCCGCGACATCCTGACGACGCCGATCGGCTCGCGGGTGATGCGCCGCGACTACGGCTCGCGGCTGTTCGACCTGATCGACGCACCGATGAACCGCGCCACCATCCTCGACATCTACGCCGCCGTCGCCGACGCGCTCGAGCGCTGGGAGCCGCGCTTCCGCCTGCGTGAAGTGGTCGCCACCGACGCCGCGCCCGGGCACGTCACGCTCTCGCTCACCGGCGAGCTGCTGATCGACGGCCGCGAAGTGACGCTCGACGGCATCGTGGTGGCGGGCGCCTGATGGCCGGTGCCTTCACCGCGGTCGACTTGTCCCGGCTGCCGTTCCCGGCCGTCGTCCAGGCGGTCGACTTCGAGACCGTGCTGGCGGAAATGCTTGCCGACCTGCGCGCCCGCGCGCCCGAGTTCACGGCACTCGTCGAGTCTGACCCGGCGTACAAAGTGCTTGAGGTCTGCGCCTACCGCGAGCTGCTGCTGCGGCAGCGCGTCAACGAAGCCGCGAAGGGCGTACTGCTGGCCTACGCCGCCGGCAGCGACCTCGACCAGATCGCCGCGAACTTCAACGTGCAGCGCCTGGTGCTGGTGGCGGCCAACCCGAACACCATCCCGCCGACGCCCGCCGTGCTCGAGCCCGACGACGACCTGCGCCGCCGCGTGCAGCTCGCCTTCGAGGGGCTTAGTACCGCCGGCCCGGAAGGTGCCTACGTGTTCCACGCGCTGGGCGCGCACCCCGACGTGCTCGACGCCAGCGCCACCAGCCCGACGCCTGGCGTGGTCGTGGTGTCGGTGCTCTCTCGCGTCGGCAGCGGCGTGCCGTCGGCGCCCGTGCTGGCCGCCGTCACGGTCACGCTCAGCGAGGACGACGTGCGCCCGCTCACCGATCAGGTGACGGTGCAAGCCGCGGCCATCGTGAACTTCACCGTCAGCGCTTCGCTGACCTTGTACCCCGGGCCGGACTCGGCGGTGGTGCTCGCTGAAGCGCACGCCCGCCTTGACGACTACCTCGCCCGCTCGCGGCGTCTGGGCCGCGACATCACGCGCTCGGGCCTGTTCGCCGCGCTGCACGCGGAGGGCGTGCAGAACGTCGTTCTCACTCAGCCGGCTGCCGATGTCGTGGTCACGGCGCTGCAGGCCGCCTTCTGCACGGCGAAGACCATCACCGTCGCGGGCACCGGCGAATGACGACGCCCGCCAGCCTGCTGCCGTGGAATGCGAGCTCCGCCGAGCGTGCGCTTGAGGCCGCCACCGCGCGTCTGGCGGATGTTCCGGTGCGCGTTCGCGAGGTGTGGAGCCCCGACACCTGCCCGGCGGCGCAGCTGCCCTGGCTCGCTTGGGCGATGTCGCTCGATGTCTGGGACGCGGGCTGGACCGACGCGCAGAAGCGCGCCGCCATCCGCGCCAGCTTCGCCGTGCACCAGCGCAAGGGCACCGTCGGCGCGGTGCTCACCAGCTTGGCCTCGCTGGGCTGGGCCACCGACGTGATCGAGTGGTTCAACGACGCGCCCGCGGCCGCGCCCTACACCTTCCGCGTCGAAGCCGAGCTCGACGCGCGCGGCATCGCGCCTGGCCTGTACGACGAAATCGAGCGCCTCGCCCTGGCGGCGAAGAATGTTCGCAGCCACCTCACGCGCATCAGCCTGCTCAGCCGGCTTCCCTGCCATGTCGTCGTGGGCGGCGCGGTTCTCGCGGCTGAGGTGGTCGAGATCCAGCCCTACCAGATCGGCCTGATCGAAAGCGCCGGCGTCGTCGGTGTCGCGCTCGGCGTCATGACCCACGAGACGGTCACCCTCTCCCCGCCCCAGGTGCCCTGATGAGCTACTACTGCCTGCTGACCACTGCCGGACAAGCCAAGGTGGCCGCGGCCATCGCGTCCGGAACGCCGGTCGCGATCACCCAGATGGCGCTCGGCGACGGCGGCGGCGCGCCGGTGACGCCTGTCGAGAACCGCTCCGCCCTGGTGAACGAGGTGAATCGCGGCCCAGTCGAGAGTATCGCCGTGCACCCGACGAACCCGAACTGGCTGACGGTGCAGCGGATCATCGGCCCCGATGTCGGCGGCTGGACGGTTCGCGAGATCGGCCTGTTCGACGCATCGAACACGCTCATCGCGTACGGCAACTTCCCGCCGAGCTACAAGCCGGTGCTCGCCGAGGGCTCGGGCAAGGAGCTGATCGTGCGGGTTCAGTTCGAAGTGGCCAGCACCGCCGCCATCGCGATCAGCATCGACCCGTCGGTGGTGCTCGCCTCCCAGGCATGGGTGCAACAGCAGATCACCGCCCTGCAGCGCGCGAACCGCGCGCGGCGCTTCTTCCACAACCAGTCGTGAGGTCTCCATGAGCTCCGGTCGCTTGGGCAAGGCTGACCTTGCCGCCAACACCGACACCGACCTGTACACCGTGCCCGCCGGCACCGTGACCACGGCGAACGTGTCCTTCTGCAACCGCACCAGCGCCCCGATCCGCGTGCGGCTAGCCGTCCGAAACGGTGCGCTGACGAACAGCGACTACCTGGAGTTCGACGCCGAGGTGCCGGCCAATGGCGTGCTCGAGCGGACCGCCATCGCCTGCGAGGCCGGCGAGATCATCACCGCCCGCGCCAGCGCCGCCGGTGTCTCTGCGGTCGCGCGCGGCTGGGAAGAGGTGGCGTAATGGGCCGGTTCCTTTTCGGCGGCAGTGGCGCAGCGCCGCGTTCCTTGCGGCAGGTGTTCGAGAATTCAAACCCCTCATTCTCGATCCCAAGCTGGGCACGGTTCATGCGCGTTTCCGGGGTCGGCGGTGGCGGCTCTGGAGGCATCCGCGCAGTCTCAGGCTCGCGCGGAAGCGGCGGAGCCAGCGGGTTCCAAGCGAACCAATTGCCGCTGGTTATCCCATCCATGGCTGGCACCATTGCCGTGGCAATCGGTGCGGCAGGCGCCGCTCCATCTGCCTCGGCGGCCACAAACGGCAACGCGGGCGGCGACACGACACTGACCATCGGAGGCATTCTTGCGCTTCGTCTTCGTGGCGGCGGCGGCGGGCTCTCTGGCGGCGCTTCTCCTCCATCGACGCCGGAGAACGGTGCAATCCTCTACCCGCAGCTTAATGCCACCCACACTTCCAGCCCGATGTTCAACGTCGCCACGCAAGGCGCATTCGGGTCGAACCTTGCGGCGTCCCCGCACCTCTATGGAAGTTGTCTTGGCTTCGACGGCACCAATGCAGGGTTCGGCTTCGGCGCGGGCGCATCTTCGCTGTTCGGGCGCGGAGGCGATGGAATCGCTTCGTCCCCGACGGCGAACACGAACGGGGGCAACGCGACCGGATACGGCGCAGGCGGCGCTGGCGCGCTGTGGCTTTCGGGCGGCAGCGTCACCAGCGGCTCAGGCTCGCACGGCATTCTGATCTGTGAGTTCTTGGAGGCCCTACCGTGAGTCCGGTCCTTGCACTTATGGCGGGAAACCGCGTCGAGAACGTCATCGTCGGCACCCCTGCTGACTATCCCGGTGCGATTGACGTGACCGACGTGATCCCTCGCCCCGCTCCGGGCTGGATCCGCAGCGGTCAGACCTTCGCACCGCCGCCGGCGGCACCGGCGCCCAACCTTGGCACGCGGATCACGAAGCTCGCGTTCCGCCAGCGCGTCGGCCCGCAGGCGCTTGCAGCGATTGAGCTGGCGTCCGTGCACAACGCCGCGGCGCCGGTCCAGGCTCAGCAGCTCGCGGCGACACTGCGCGTGATGCTGGCCGACGTCCAGGCGGCGACCTTCATCGACCTCGCCCGGCCCGATACGCGCGCAGGTGTGCAGCAGCTCGAGGCGGTTGGCCTCCTGCCTGCGGGCAAAGCCGCTGAGATCCTCGACACGCCGGTACAAGCGGCCGAAGTGCCGGTCGGCGCATGAACAGCGCGGTCCGTCTCGTGTTCACCCGCAGGCGCCACCCGGGCAGCGTCCTGCTCCGCGCCTTCCTCTGGTCGGCCTGGTCGCACTGCGCGATCGTCGATGGGGTCGACATCATCGAAGCCGCGGCAGACGGCGGTGTGCGCGTTCGCGAGCTGGGCGACCTGCTGCGCGAGTCCAGCGAACACGCCTTCGTCGACGTGCCGGCGAGTGACCCGCGCGCCGTCATCGCCGCGGCGCGTAGCCAGGTCGGCAAGCCCTATGACTGGATGGGCGTTATCGGGATTGGGGTTCGACGTCGCTGGCAGGACAACGATCGCTGGTTCTGCAGCGAGCTGATCGCGTGGGCCTTCGAGCGCGCCGGCTGGCCGCTGTTCCGTGGGCGGCCCTGGCGAATCACGCCGCGCGACC